ACGAATACTATTTATGATGAAGACTGGTTCAATGATGACTCAGAGATGGATTTCAGTATTCCTCCTAATTTCAATGAAGTGCTTACAACCTTCCCTAGTAACATAGATGATATGTTAGAAGGCATGGGCGGTAGCGCTTTATTGATGGAGACTATTGGAACATGTTATGAGTTCAAAACCTGGGAACTTCTTGAAGGAACGAGCTTAGTCAACGTTGGGAAATGTAATGTTAATTTCATCTGTACTCCAGTGAAATCTATATTGGATTTTAACCCAAAGTTGCTTGAGTTTGAACCCGGTCTGCGAAAGTACAGCTGGCCTCCTCAAGGGGCTGCAGCTGAAGAGCGCAGCTTGATAGTTCATTTGCGTGATTATTCACGGCCTTGGAAAGCTGAGTTGCCTAAAGCGATTAAAGTCATTGACGACTTGATTTGTTCTAATCAAGTCCCTGGGTTCACTCTCGCTAGTACCACTATCAACTGTATTGCTAACCACGGTACTATGGCTGAATGGTCTAACCTCTGTGATATTCAAAGTTTTCTTGCTGACGTGAATCCATCCTCTTCTCCCGGTGTTCCGTGGAGAAAGTTTGGTGGCGACAACAAGACTGTTTTGGCTAATCACAGTGTTGAAATCTTTGCAGCGGTTCGCCAACGCCTCACCCTTCTCTCCCGTGGATTGGATAAATCTCTCACTGCGGTTGAGTTGGTTGAGAGCGGAATGTGTGATCCTATAAGATTGTTCATAAAGCGTGAGCCACACAGTGACAAGAAAGTTAAAGCCGGTCGATTTAGATTGATTTCATCGGTGTCATTAGTCGACCAAATCATTGAACGAATATTGTTTCGCGATCAAAACACTTCTGATCAGAAGGTTTGGAAAACGACTCCGTATTCTGTCGGGTTTGGGTTGAGTAGTGACGAAGATATTTGTCATATCTATAACGAGGTTATGGACTGGAAAAGAAAAGGGTTGTCAGTTTATGACTCTGATTTCAGTGCTTGGGACTGGAACTTACCCGGCGTCGGATTTTCTATTGAAGCCGAGTACCGAGTTC